CCGCAGACGTTGTAAACGTTAACATTGCCTTCTCCACAATTAACACTCTCGTCCCCTTCGTGGCCGACGAGGACCCCAAGTTTTTGATTACCCCCGAAAGCGGGGATGCTTCCCCCGACAGGGGAATGCTCTTGCAGGCTTACATTAACCGCATGTGGCGGTCACAAGAAATGCAAGGCCAAACGTTCGTGTCAGAGTCCACGTTCGACTATCTGCTTTACGGTGACGGTTATCAGAAGATTGGCTACGAGATCGTTTCCCAACCAGTGTACGACGACCGTGGCAAAGATGTTGGTAACGACCGTATCAAGGTAGCCAAATTCAGTGTATCCCGCCCATCGCCGTGGGATATTTGGATTGACCCGTATTCTGACGGGTTGCATAATGCCCGCTGGGTCTGCCAGCGTATTATTCTCCCCGCTACTGAATTGCGTGCTGACAGCCGCTACACGCTTACCAAAGACATTACTGACGAACAGGTTGATACTGACGGTCAAGCCGCCGAGGATCGGAGTCGCCTAGACGACACTCAGGGATATGTTACAATCTACGAGTTTTACGACTTACGTGAGGATTGGATGTTAACCTTCCTGCCTGGCGGCGAACGTGCCATACGTTTCATCGAACATATTGTTTGTCCTATCGTCCAGTTGCACAACTATCGTATTCCTAATTCACCCTACCATATGGGTGAGCTTGAAATGGTGAAGTGGTTGCAGGACGAACTGAACAAAACTCGTTCTCAAATGATTACACACCGTCGTCGTAACGTTGTGAAATGGCTATACCGTGAGAACGCTATAGACGAGGAAGGTCTTGAAGCGCTCAAGAGCGGCAAAATCAATGATGCTGCAGCTATTAAGGGTACAGAGCCTTTCGATTTTCTTGTTACCCAGGTTGCTCCTGTGCCTCTTACTGCTGACTCATATCAGATTGAGGCGCAAATCAGGGCAGATATAAACGAGATCACGGGAGTAAACGAATATCTGCGTGGTATGCCTCAGGGTATCTCCCGAACCGCTACTGAGGCTACCATCCTTGAAGGTGCTACGAACATTAGGACTCGCCACAAGCTAGTTCAGATCGAGACAGCTGTGCGGCGTAGCGGCCAACTGCTCCTAAACATTATTCAGGACGTTCTGCCTCTAACAGACTTTCAAGAAATGAGCATGTATGTTACGGGCCGTGAGGCCGACAGGCTTAATAGGGCGCAAGGCACGGAGCCTGGTACTGACATGATTATGACCCCCACTCCTGAAATTTTCCAAGGCAAATACACTGTGGAAGTGGAACGTGGTTCTACTGAACTTCGGAACCCTACCGTTAAAGCGCAGAAATATCGGGAAATGGTGTCTATCATGTTGGGTGCTCTCCCGCTTCTAGCACAGTTCGGTGTTCCTTTTAATATTTCTGAACTGCTCATTTTATGGTTTGAGAGCGAAGGCATCGAAGACATTGATGCGCTGTTCTCGCAAGACGAGAACCAGGCTATGATGCAGCAAATTGCTATGGCGCAGCAGGCGCAGGCGCTTATGGGCGACGGGTCGCAGGGCGCTCCTGCTGGCCCTGGTGGGGGTGGCACACCTACGGGTGAGCCTAGACCGCAGACTTCGCAGCCGCCTGCTGACCTGATAGCGCCCGAGAATTCTGGTATGATGGGACCATCGTACTAGGAAAATAATACGTTTATGACGTATATAATGAAGGAGTATAGAAATATATGACAGATAATGTAGGAATCAGCTTCAAGGATGCACTCCAAGAAGCGTTAGTGGAGGTAGACTCGGTAGAGTCAGACCTTCCTTCGACTACCGTTGAAATTGCTGACGTTTCAGAGGTTCCAATAGCCGATCAACCTGTTGTCGAGAGTAACGAGGATGCTGGCCTTTTTGATGGTATTTTCGTTGAGAAAGAGGTTAATGATCCACCTCCTGGTGAGGAATCGTTGAGCTTTATGGTTAATGGGCGGCTAATGTCGATCCCTGAAATCGAAGCCGAGGTTATGATGAAGGCCGATTATACTCGGAAAACGCAAGAGTTGGCTGAGCTTCGTCGAGAAGCTGACAAGGCTTTAGTGTTATGGCGTGCGTTAGAAGATAAGCCGCAGGAGACCGTTAGGGCACTTTGGCAGCGTGTTGCTGCAGGGCAATCACCATCGCAGGAGGCTACGGTCACACCGCAGGCTCCCACCGATATTGAGGCTCTGGTAGTGCAGAAGCTGCAGGAAGTGTTACATAATGATCCTAGACTGCAGCGTATCGAAGCGGAGGCTGCTTGGAACGAAGTGAATGTGATTCTCAGCCAGGTGGAGAAAGACAATAATGTCACTCTGTCTAACGGGGATAAGCAGGCTATCCTGCTTAAAGCGCAGGAGCTTGGGACCGACAATATTCCTGCCGCGTTCGACGTGTTAATGGCTCAGAAGATGAGGTTGGATCGGGAGCGTTCTAACGCTCAGGCTAATTCGTCTTCTAGTGGTCGTAACTCGTCGGAGTCTGATGATTCACCACCCACTAAAACTTTTGGTTCTTGGCGGGAAGCTATGAACGACTCTTTGCGTGAGGAAAACGCTTTAGACACTGTGTTTAACTTTGCGTAATCCTCGACAATAAAGTTGAAAGGAGCGATAACATATGGCTGGTAACCCCGATTTTAACAGGCTGACTACTGCTACAATGCAGAAGTACCTGTCAACTTTCGAGGACGTGATTTTCACGTCGAAACCTTGGCTGTATATTGTCACAAACTTCGGCAATGTTGAGACTCTCGACGGAGGCACTCAGATTAACCAACCGCTAATGTATGCGGAATTGGGTAATCAGGGTTCCTATTCTGGTGCGGATACTTTCCTCACTGAGGACGACGAGGGCCTTACAATGGCGACGTACAACTGGAAGAACTATTACGCTGCGATTAAACTGAACAACGATGAGTTGGCTCAGAACGCAGGCGTTAACGCTGTTCTAAGGATTGTGGAGAATGAAGTGAAGCGTGCTGAGCTTTCTATCTCTGAGTCTTTGGATGCGATATGGCTTCTGGATGGTACTGGCAATAGCGGCAAGGACTTTTCTGGTCTGGCGGCAATCGTTTCAGCAACAAGTACATATGGCGGAATTAACCCTGCGACGAACCCCTGGTGGGAATCGACGATGGATTCTGGTGCCTATGACTTGTCGTCTGAAGGGTTTAGCCAACTCCGTACCATGTATCTGACACTCGCTGAGGGCAACGATTTTCCAACGAACATCTTGACCACTCAGACGTTGTATGCATCTATTGATGCACTCTTCGAGCAGCGTCAGCGTTTCATGGACCCGAGCGTTGCAAACCAAGGGTTTGTGACGATTCAGTTTGAGAATGCACCTGTCATGTATGACCGTAATCTAACCGCTGGTTTCATTTACGTGTTGAACATGAAGTACATTACTCTGTATAAGCTGGGTTCAGACTGGTTTAAGATGAGTGACTGGCTGGAGCCTGTCAACCAGGACGTGCGTGTTAAGAAGATTATTCTTCGTGGCGAGCTTGCTTGCTCTAACCGTAAGCGTCAGGGTCTGATTAGTGCTGCAGTAGCATAAAGATAATTCCTAAGGCGGGGGGCTTTGCGCCTCCCGCTATGGAAAGAGGATTGAGTTGAGAGATAGAAACGCGTTTATAGAGAATAGAGTGGAGCGAGGCGTAGACCCTGATACTGCGAAGAACCCTCGCCTTTTTGGTGTGCCCGCAGGCTCCCACCCTGGCCTTGTGCCTGTGGAGAGTTCTTTCCAGGGTATCACCGAAAACGAAGTCAGGGGAAATGTGCTTAGGTCTGATTACTATGTAATGCCTAAGAAGAAACTGCCACCTGCCTGTCAGGGGATTAATAAGAAAGGTTTGGCCTGCGGAGCCCACCCCGTTAAGGGTGGAGAGTTTTGCGTAGGCCACAAGCGTAGTGAACAAGCAAGAAATTCGGAGTAGTGTTCGGTCTCAAACTCTTATTGAGGACACGAATGTTACTGACGGTTACATTGATACGCTTATAGATTTGGCTTTATCTGAGATTGAGGTCGCATTCGCGTGGCCTTTCTTGGAGACAAGCGTTGACATCACCTTGGAGGAAGGCTTTGGCGCTGTTGCTGTGCCTTCCGACTACTCTTATGGTGCTGTTATTATTGATGATGATATTGATGCTCGCTTAGAATACGTATCACCTTCATTGTTTTTCACTCTGTTCGGTAATGATACTGACGAGACAGGCTCGAACCCGATTTGTTTCACTATTTGGAATGACGAGTTTCTTTTCCACCCCATTCCTTCCGCTGATGATGCGGACAGATTAACCCTATACTACTATCGTACCATTATTGAACTGGAAACTGACGGGGAGAGTCCTGAGTTTCACAAAGCTTTCCATTGGGGTATAGTCGAATATTGTAAGTGGAAGCTATGGGATCGGGAAGAGTATTTCGACCAGGGAGAGCGGGCTAGGATCATCTATGCTTCTTATTTGAACGACATGGTGTCCTACTATCAGGATAGAATCAAAAGGTCGCCGTGGACGGCTGGCGACGGCTTCAACCTTGGTGTCACTAACTTCGATAACCTTCGCTGGCTAAGAGAAATCTAATGCCGAGCACGAGGAATATCGGGGGTCTTGTCCCGAACAGTCTGCTGCGCAGAACACCCATTGAAACTTTCTTTCTTCGTGGCTGGCCTGGCGGTTGGCAGCCTGGGATTCCCCAATCCCAGCTAACCCCCGACTCGATCCCCGACTTGTTGAATGTTCAGTATGGTATTGCGGGTAGTATTGAGAAGCGGAAAGGGTTTACCATCGTTACTGATACTAACCCTGATGCTGCAGGTGACCATTTGTGGCTTCACCAAACCAATGCCGTGATAGGTTCCCCCACCCTTGTTGACCCATCACAGGTAGCAGTATATTCTACTGAAGCCGATGGGAGTATATGGTATCAGACTGTGGCGAAGCTGCTCGCCGTAGCCAACACCGATCTAGTTGATTCCACTTCGAGCATGGGTTCCGTGAAGGGTATTGCATCTAACCTTAACCCTGAAGAAGAATATGTGTTACAGTCTTTCGTGTTCGAGGACATTATTTATATTACTGGTCACCGTTTTGGCGGCGACGATGCTGGTGCGTACACTCTTTCCACCGAGGACGCGACAAGCACAGGTGCCACCAAACCCCTCAAATTTGGTATTGTGGCTGGCACATGGTCTAGGGCGACCGTTCCTAACCTGACCGCTGCAGGCTCTCAGACTGGCACTCCCCGCTCTACTGCCGTGTGCGTGCTACACGACAGGGTGTTTTATGCTAATGTAGCCTCCCAGGATGTTTATGACTTTGGTAATCGTGTCTACTGGTCGGAGCCTGGGACTGCTGAAACAATCGAATCTAACAATTATGTGACTGTTGGTTCTGATGATGGTACGCAAATACGCAAGCTACAGCCCCTCGGCTCGCAAATCATTATTTTCAAGGAGGAAGGTATCTGGTCTATGGTGGGTACCGACGAAGATACTTTCGCCCTCTACAACCTTACACAAAAGTATGGTTCTCATGCTCCGCACGCTGTTGCCACCTACCAGAACAAGCTTTACTTTTTGGATTCGTATGCGGGAGTCATGTCATATGATGGGGCCGAATTTGAGAATATTAGTACCCCAATTAATATTGAACTTCTCGCTGATCTTAACCGTTCTCTCATCTATAAGAGTGTCATGTATGTAGACGATGCCGACGACAAGCTCTATATGAGTATCGTGACTGGTTCTAGTGGGACGCTCACACAGAACCCTGGGCGTACATATGTTTACGACTTTCTTTTAAGGGCGTGGACTAAGTGGGATTATGGTTTTTCTGCTGCGGCAAGGGTTAATGCTACGTTTTCGGCGTCAGCCCCTGTTGCTACTGACGGTCCCATCTGGACCGTGAATAACGATTCTACGATAGGAATTTTTGAGATCAACGACTCTTACGGCGATAACGGTGTTGCTTATGACTGTTACTTTCAGACTGCCTGGTTTAACCCTGGCGAAGTAGGGGATGTCCACCGCATTCGTCGCATAGAAATCTTGACCGACCCTGATGGGGATGATATTGTTGCTGACGTGTATCGCAACTTTTATGATACTGCCGTGTGGTCTACTGCCACGTTTAATCCTGCTGGTGCTCTTGACCAGTGGCACGAGCAGGATCAGGAGCATGATATTGGTTTGTGGACTTGGATCAAGTTTAAGTTCACGAATAACACGCTCAACGAGTTCTTCCATGTTAACGGTGTTGGACTGACCTATTCTGACAGGAAACTGTTGCGCGGGAAGCGGACTGGTTTGAATGCTGTAAATAGTGGAGGGTCTCTGTAATGGCGACACGTAACGACAGGGGCTTCAGGTTCCCTAAAGATAAGTATGATGAGAAGATTGCGCTATACGAGAACTTTCGCTATCTTGAAACGTATTTGAACTATATCCGCAAAAAGGACTTTCATTCTGCCCAGCTTATTGTTGCTGCAAGCAACACTGAGAACCCTCATGCCGCGCACATAGTGTGCGATGGCACAGCAGATGAGGTTACTGTTCAAGCAGGAGTAGACGCATTGGATGCCACCGAAATAGAAGTGGTATTTCTTGATGGAGACTATGCGTTCGCGGCCGAGGGCGTTGACTTCGGTGCGAAACACGTTAATGTGCGAGGCACGGGCTGGCCTCTCATAACATATGTTAACTCTGGTTTTACTGGTACAGGAGACTCCCTTTACGAAGGTTTAAGGTTTGCTGGTGGTGTCACCAATCAGGATGGTGCTATTAACTCTCGTGGAGATACTAACCTGTTCGTTGTGCGTAACTGTCGTTTCGACACAATTACTGGTAGAGTAATCATTTCTCCTAATGATGGTGCTTCCGCTGATTCTGAAAACTTTTTTGCTATTTATGGCAACACGTTTGCCGACATTACATTGTCGGGCGGAGGCGGTGCTTCTCCTAGAGGGCTTATTTGGATGGATGCTGCTTCGTCCCAAACTTTTAATGGTGCAGTCTTTGGTAACAGGTTTGAGGATGTTGCTGGCGGCAACATTTTTGAGTCGAACAGTACTAAGCGAGTCATGATTTATGGTAACGTGTTCCAGTCGTGTACGCTTGACACTGGCGAAGCCACTTATTTTCACAATTGGGTTGATGGTGTGTTTACCGCTGGGGAACATTCTATTGCATTAGGTGATTTATCAGATGTCGGAGATGGAGCGCCCACCCTAGGAGACATTATTGTTGGTGATGGAGATTCGTGGGAGGCTACTCCTGCTGCAGAATATATTGCCGATGTTGTTGGGACAATGGTTACGGGTAATACTGAAACTCGTATTGCTGTCACTTATGATGATGCTGATAATACGCTTGATTTCGTTGTGAACCTGACGCTTGGCGAGTTAAGCAACGTAGGAGATGGTGACCCTTCTGTTGACGACTTGCTTTTAGGCGATGGTGGCACTTGGGAAGCAACACCCGTAGGTTCTTTTGATGTTGCTAAGTTTGGTTCTAGCACAGCTACTGACGGTTTTGTTTTGACCGCTGACGGTGCTGGCGGCTCCGCTTTTGAAGCTGCTTCTTCGGGTACTTTAGATGGCCTTACTGATGTGGTTATCACCACTCCTGCTGACAACGAACTTCTGGCCTATAATACTGGCACTTCTCAGTGGATTAATCAGACTCCCGCTGAAGCGGCGCTCGTTGCGGTAGCAGATTTGGCCTGGACTACGTGGTCTCCTTCTTATACAAATATAACGGTTGGAAACGGTACTGTAGTTGCCAGATACGTGCAGATTGGAAAGACTGTTATCGCCAGATTTGAATTTATTTTAGGTTCGACCTCGACAGTGGGTAGTAATCCAACTGTCAGCACTCCCGTTACTGGCTCGTCGTCAGGCTACTCGGCCTCGAATAATTCGCTTGGTGACTTTGTTATTTTGGATTCTGGAAACACCCGCTTCTTCGGAACGGTAACCTTTGGTACTACTACGACATTCGGTTTCCTTATCCACAACACGTCGGGTACGTACGCATTTCAAGATTTTATTTCCTCCACCGTGCCTATGACCTGGACTACGGGTGATGTTTTCGGGTTTCAGGCCATTTATGAGGCAGCATAATACGATCATGACTATAATAGAAGGACAATTTTATGGCAACAGCAGACGCATACACTAATAATCCTAGTATTCCTAGACCAACTCAACCAAAGCCTAAACCAAACGTTTATACTCAACCGCCAGTTAACCCTTGGCAGGGAGCAATAGACCAGTTTCAGGACATTACCTCTGTCGGCGGCGGCGGAGGTCTTGGTGGTGCCGACAAGACTGCTGCACTAGCTGATATTGATTTGGAGCGGCGCAAGCTGGCTTTCCAAGAGACTACTGGTATGCGCGACATTGGGCAAGCCCGTGAATCGGGTCTGCAACGTGCTATTAATAATGCCCTGCAACGTGGTATCTACCGTTCGGGTATTAGGGTGGACAACGAGAATCTTGTTAACCGTGAAAGCGATGAGGCTGGTAGTGATTTGAAACAGCAAATTGCGTTTGCTTTGGAAGCTTTGAAGAACCGTGAGACCGCCGTGAAAGCTGGCGGCGGGGGCGGTGGCGGCAGCGGCGGCGTAAACCTAAGTGATCTTTTGCAGATTTACTCTAGGTTCATGGGTGCAGGCGGCGAGTTTGGTTGGTATACTGCTCCGCCTGACCCGTCAGGTTCAGGGCAATTCGGTAACCCTGGGTTTGGAACGCGCTTCGGTCAGGGGACCAGGTTCTAATGGCTACTGGTGGGCCTAGACCCAACCCTCGGGAACCGTCAATTTTCCCACAATCATCTCAGGCTGCTACTACTCCTATTCCTCGTAATGGCAGGAAACGGGATGTGGGGTTTGTTGGTGAGCTTGGTAATGTTCTTGGTAACTGGTTGCACCAGGTCCGCACTAGCCCTGTTGGGCAGAGGGCGTGGTGGGCAACTGGTGTTCCTGCTCTTGTCGAAACTGGTGAGTATGTTGCTGGCAATATTGGTCGCATGGCCGAAGATGTGGGGACTGCTAAAGAATTCTTGTTTGGCGGCCCGCCACCGCCGCCTGTCAATGTTTCGGGCGGTCCTGACGACAGGGGCCAGGCAGCAGCACAAAGACTGCTACAACAGTCTGCTCAAATAATGCCACAGTTTGAAGCCATTCAAGCTTTGGAGGGTGCTCCACTTGATGCTTCGTCGAAAATTGCTGTGGAACAATTACGTGCAACCCTAGAGCAGCAGGCTGCTGATCTTCAAACACAATTAGAGGCAGCTCAAACTAACCTTGCCATGCAAAACCAATTCTTTAACGCTTACGAAACTGCAGCATTCGGAGAACAGGGACTCATTCCTGGTGTTGACCCACTAGAGGCTGGAAGACTCAATACCGCACTAGATACGGGTGGCGAAAAGACTGGCCTGCAGCCTGAAGTGTTAGAAGCCATTAACTCGATTATGGGTTCTGATCTGAGCGGCGACGCCAAAATGCAAAGAGTAGATTTTATTTTAGACCAGCAGGGCGTGCAGCAGGAAGCCAGGGTTGGTATTAACGACTTCACCCAAAATCTGGCCGACATTGAAAACTTGGAAGAATCCACTGATGTTGAGCTTCTCATAAACCAGGGCCTTGAACCTGGCTATGTGCAGCCTTCATTCGGTCTTGACCTTTCTGCCGACCCGCTACTGCGTAGCGTTTCGACCATCATGCCTTTCGTCGATAACGTATTCGACCAGGCAGGAGTTGTGCTGTCTGAAGACGAACTTGGCTTGGTGTCAGAGTTCGTTGCTGGCATTGGACCGACTCCTGACTTTGCCAACCCTGCTATTGCCAACCAAATTGATACGATTTCACAACAGTTTGGTGTTGATCCTACAGCCTTGCAGGATGCTTTGAAGAACGGTGCTAACGCTGCTGCTGGCCGTGAGGACATGTGGAATAATGCTGTTACTAAGAGTAGGTTGGAACCTGGCTCAGAAGAACTTGCTATTGCTATTTTCCAGACCGCACTTGACAAGGGCTTGCCCGAAGAGATGGCTCTACTCATCGCTGAAAGCGTTCAGCTACATGCTCTTATCAAGGCTAAGTCTGATGGTAAGGCTGGCAGTACTCGTGGCGGCAGCCAAATGGGTATTGGCGGTCTCAGCGAGGAAGCATATACTGCACTAGGTTACGACGTAAAGGCAACTAAGGGTAACATGCAAATGGAAATCTCTGCTCTTATCGACTATATTGTCCAAAACTTTGGTGGTGATCCTCGTCAGGCTCTCGCTTACTATTATGGTACTGGTGAATGGGGTAACTAAACATGGGTCAGCTTACTGACTACCTGAAAAGGCAGCGTCAGCAACAGCAGGCGGGTGGCTTCGGGCTTCAAACCCAGCCTGGTAATCCTGATTTTTCGTTGGCTACTTCGCCTAGCTCGCAGGCTCAATTCCCTGCAGCAGCCGCAGAACAACGTATTCAGGATACTCAAGGCCGTGCAACTAACCGTCTAGGCGACGCCTTCACGCAGGGCTTCGACACGTCAGCCCCCGAGTTCGACCCTCTCAATGAGGCTTCCCAGCAGGGCTTTACTGAACGTGCTCTCACGTTGGGAGAGTCTCTGCTTGGTTGGGTTGACGGCCCTCGCCAGGCTGTAAACCTGCTCATCCAAGACCTTGCTGGCGGGCAAGCCGAGGAAGGTAGCCGCAACCCTAACTTTGGTGATTATTGGAATACGCTATGGGGTGGCATGGAGGATACGGATGGTTTCTTCAAAGCTACAGGGTTAAATCCTCGTAGCGGGTCTCAAACTCTTGACATGTTTGGCTGGTCTGAAGAGGAATCTTTTGCTGGAAGATTCGGCCGTGGTATTGCTGACTTCAGCCTGCAAATCCTCACTGACCCTTTGACTTACGTGACTTTTGGGTTGTCGGGCCTTGGGAAGAAAGCCGCAAGGGGTGCCTTCCAGGGCTTACAGAGAGAAAGCATTGATGCCATCATGCCCATACTTCGCAGGGGCACAGTAGATGATGCGGCTCTTATGTCTCTCACTCCCTATCAGCGCCACTTGGTAAAGAACCTTGATCCTATCGTTAACGAATTTCAGGCTGATCTGTTACGTAAAGCTGAACGTTTCGGCGGTGACCTTCCGCCTGACGTGAAAAGAGACCTTGCCCGTTATTTGGGTAGAGACGAAGACCCTTGGGCAAACATCACTGAACTTGCTCTTGCTAATCGTATTACTCGTGATGTTGGACAACCTCTCATTGCCCGCAACTTTAAGGCCATTAACAACTTGGCAAGAGCCGAACTGCCCTTGTGGGCACGGGGCGGTGCCCGTATTAGTGTTCCTTTCACACAGAATAATTTGCGCCACGGCGCTCAAATTCCTGGCACTATTGGTATAGGTAAATCGGCTATTGGCGATCCTTTACGAGGGCTGAGCACGAGAATGAAAGGCTACTCTAACGCTTATAACTCTATTGCTAACAAGATCGAATCAGCTAAGAACGCTTTCGACCAGCAGCGCCCCATATTAAACGCTTTACAGGATGGGTCGTGGGATGGTTGGCAGTTCCACATGAGCATGGATGCTCTTGATACTATTCACAACGAGGGTGCTAAAGAACTTATTAGAACTGTTTTGAACTCTAGGTTCCAGGCTATACGTAAAATTGCTGAAGCAAATAATTTGGACATTAACGAAATCAACTCTCTTATCATGAACAGGTTAGAGAAAGCTGACATTGATAATGTGTCTTTGGCCCAGGCTGAAAAGATTTTTGGGCCTAGTGGTACTGGCAGAGATTTGACGGGTGATTGGGGTAGGCTCTACCCCGACTTGGATAAGGAAGTTAATGAGGTTGCAGCTTTTCTGCGTGAAACTTACAATGGGTTCCACAAGCGTATGGGAGCCTTGGACCCGTCAGTGAAGAAAAAGTACATTGACGGTTATACTCCACACAAAATGACAGACATTGCTAGACGCCTCACAGATGAACTTTCTGGCAAGGGTGCTGCACCGCCTAGGGGCGAATGGGCCGAAGCTGAGCTTGCTGGTAGTCCTGGCAAGGGACTGTTCGCCCGCATAATGGCTCTTGGTAAGGGCGGTAGGCTTGAAACAAACATGGGTGGCTCCCGTTATTTGAACGAACGTGAATACGGTAAGATGCAAGCACTCACCTTACTAGATGATGGTGTCATGATGCTTGACGAACAGTGGGCAGACAATTTTCTACGCACTCAAACTAGCCCCTTACTGGCTGGCGGCGAAGTGGATATTGCCGCCCTAGAGACCCGCTACGTTCCTGCCTCTAGTCTAAACGAAATTCTTGAACCCGTATATCGGGAGCAGGCACAAAGGAACGGTGTTGTTGTCCCCGCTGATTGGGATGGGAAAATCTTTTCTGAAGACCCGTTCGAGGTCGCCGCCGACTATATGGGCAACATGGATGAGGCGATTAGAATGCAGACTGCAATGCAGACTTTCCGCGCTGCAGGACTGGCAATGCACCACTCTACTGCTCTTGATCCGCAGGACGTTATCCAAGCACTCTTTGAGAACGTGGTGAAACATACTGAAGCGATTCAGGTTGCCAAGTTTGGCAGACCTGATCCTGACAATCACATGGCTCCTGTATCATGGTTAAAGAAGATTATTGATCCAATGGATTATGATACTGCAAAATTGCGAGCAGGTGGCACGGTGCCAGACGTTGCGCCTGGAATGGCCCCCATGTTTCATGGTTCCAAGGGTTCTCTACCAAGAAACCTAGAAGCCCTTGAAGGGCAAGCATCTATTGGGGATGGAAACCTATTTGGCCCTGCTCTTTATACGTCCACCGACAAAACCGTTGCAGAAACATATACTGCTGGTGGAAAACTTAACGCTATTGAATGGCAGGGCGATAAGCCCCCCAACATACTTGACATTGAGGGTCCAGTAACTCCCGAATTTCGTAGTGCGTTGGGTAAGCTCATGGATAATGTGGAGGCTGCTAAAAACAAATCTAATCCTGATATGTTTAATCCTGAGTTTCCTGAGAATGGCCCTGGACCTGAATTTATGGATCAGTGGGAAACGTTACGTGCAGTTGCAAACGGTACAGAACTTCCTAGGGGCGGAAAGCCTGTTACTGCCGAATTTATCTATGACACACTCAAGCGTCTTTCTGCTAATATGGGAAGAATAGATGGGATATGGTCAGACATAGAGATTCCACAAAGATTCAATATCTTTCTTAGGAACGAGGGTATTGACGGCCTTCGTTATGAAGGCGGATTGAGAACAGGAAACAAAAGGCATGAGGCAATTGCTTGGCTCCGCATGGAAAAGCTCAAGCCAGCAAACATAACGCCCATAGAAGAAAAATACATTCTAGAACCTGCTATTATAGATGCTACTCAGCCTGCAGGCCAACGCTATAAAGCTCCCAGCGTTAAGGGAACACGAGAAGAGTTCGTTGAAAGTATTCGTGAGGGCGGGGTTAAAGAGCCTTTGAATGTTGGCATTGATCCTGAAGGCAACGTGATCCTTATTAACGGTCACAACAGGTTGCTGGCTGCTGAGGAACTAGGCATTGAAGAACTGCCCATTAGAATCGTACCTATGGGTGCAGTTGACGATCTCACCAAGTCTACGGGTGTGAATGTCAGCCACTATTTGAGGAAAGATTTTGTGGGAGAGGATGTTGCTATTGATCCTCTCAGCCCAAACCTTGCTGAAGAGATTGCTGTTGCTTCTCGCGCAGGTCAGAAGACTTTGGCCGAGACCTTCGACGTACTTCCCTGGGACCCGTCGCCATTCGTTACTGAAAAAAATATTTTGAAGGGTACGTTTACTCTTGGCGATGCTGATGTGCCCATGAATGTGCAGGGTGCGCTGCGGGGCACAGGTATGTCTTCAAAACAAATTGCTGATACTCGCAACATGTTACACATGGCCCTCATGTCTCGTGACGAGTTCGTGAAGCTTAGTCCTCTAGCCCAAAGCCCACGCCTAATGGCCGTACCTCTAGAGGGAAGCAACTTTAAGGTTACTCTTAGCGCTAATGGCGAACTCGATATTACTTTCCGCTCTGGCATGAACCTAGCAGAAAAACGGGATGCTATCGAAGCAGCTATTTCTAAACTAGATACAGAATTCAAGACAGGACTTCTGAAAGGTAAGCTTACTGCTGCTGGTATGCGAGACATTGCCAGCAAAGCTGTGGACGAAACAACTAGTCGTGTGCTTTACCGCTATCTGAACAGGAAGCTGGCTGCCCTGCCCCCCTCAGTATCTGAATGGATTACTAAGGAGCCTGCTGAGCTAGTTCAGACTCGGGCCTTGTACGACTATTTTGAAGAAGAAATTAATTCGTTTGTTACCGACTATGCTGCTCTGCAAACTAGGAGCGGCCAGCTTATTACCGACCCGAAACAACTAAAACTAACAAGCGCCAACGAAGTACAGCGAAGAATTAATGGCTTGCGTGAAGCTGCTGACAAGCTTGGTGATGCAGGCTATGATATTGCCTCTAAGATCATGCGTGGCGTTGACGACCTTACCTCAGTCGGCGACCCTGACTTTGTGAACCCTAGCCGCTTCGGTCTTGCTGGCCCTGCCGTAGAGGGCATGGCCGTTCAAAAAGACCTGGCTCTGTTTCTGCGAAACGTGGCCCGCAATAGCGCTATGATGTATACGCCTGAAGGTATTGCTGCCGCTAAGATCGCTACAAAGAACGGCTTGCGGTGGTGGAGAGCTATGGCAACTATTGCTAGGCCATCGTTCCATATCCGCAACCTTGTTGGTGGTGCATATATGAACCTGATTCATGGTGTCAGCAACTCTAACTATGCTATTGTGGCGAACAATGCTCCCATAGTTAGGAAGGCATTGCGTGCAGGAAAAAGCTTGGATGAAGCTTTTGAGACTCTTCCCGCAAATGCTAAAGAACTATTCCGTGATGCATGGGAAGACAATATAATGTCAGGTTTCGCAAGCACCGAATTCCGTAAGCTTACTGCAGGCCAGAAGCGTGAACGGCTAGCTTGGGCAAAGGTCAACGATATTGACGATTTTGTTTTGACTCGCATGGGTTCTCACTTCATGGAAAGCATTGAGGACCTGCTGCGTGTTTCGTTATATGCGCGCTATTATGATCCGAAGAATCCTGGGTCAAGGTTCCTGGCTAAAGAGATGGTGAATGCTACCCACTTTGACTATGTGAACCTAACACCTCTGGAAACTAAACTAAAATCTTTCATACCGTTTTTCGTGTGGACGAGGCGGAACCTGCCACGGCAGATACAGTTGGCCGTGGAGAACCCCCGCTACGTTCAAAAGTATCGGGCCATGATGCAAAGCATGAACGACAACCTTGGCGGAGAGGACCCCGCCA